CTAATGATTGCAGACAGTATCAAAATGGGAATCATGCAGCATGGCTTCTGAAATCGCAATCCTCAAACGGCGGAAAAAGCCGTGCTGTGCCCGTTATCAGCGCATTAGCGTGCGTGAATTTACTCGAGGGGTGATATGGCGATAGAAGCTGCCCGTGCGAGGGTTCCACTTAGCGTGGGGGCTCGTCTTAGCGGGCTTAACCACGTCGCTGAACTGCGCGCCCGATACGGGAGCGATAGCGGAAAAGAGCTGGCGCGGTTTATGGCCGAGCTGCGCGATAAGCGCGATCCCTGTTTTGAGGAGAACTGCAGGGCGCTGGCCGCCATCTTTTTCCTGGCGAGATTGCCCGTCGCCCGCCACGAGTGCGATATCAGCGAGCTGACGACTGAGGAGAAACGGGCGCTGATTACCGCCATGAACCATTTTCGTGCTGTTGTGAGTTTATTTCCTGAACGGCTGACCATGCCGATGTAACCCAACCCAAAAACGAATGGCGTAAACCCGCCGGGCATTCTATTGCCTGAAATTAAGGAGAACGCGTGATGCGAAACAGTGAAAACCGCTCTTATCCACTCGGAAGTGAAGAACTGAAACGCCTGCTGAAGGAGGCAAAAACAGAGGAGCGATGCGCGCGAGCCCGCGCGGTCTCCCTGCGCCTGGAGGCGCTGGCAAGCCATATCTTTAAAACCGGCATGAGCGGAGAAGACGTTGCCGAACTGCTGTGCCTCGAAGCGGCCCGCTACGAGCGTGAATCACAGGAGCTGCACTGATGGCCGATTTTATCGATCTTGCGCAGGCGCGCGAGCAGGAAGACAGAGAGCGGCACATTAATCACGCCCGCAGACGGCCCGCATCACCTTCGCGTTTCCTCTGCGAGGACTGCGAGGCCCCGATACCCGAAGCGCGCCGCATGGCGGTGCCCGGCGTGGCGCTGTGCTTCACCTGCCAGGAGATCGAGGAGATGAAAAATAAACACGTCCGGGGAGGATGAGTTGGCTACGTCATTTGAGTATCCATGGAACGCTCCGCGGTCGGCCGTTGTCAGCCCCTACCTTACCCATGCCCAACTGCAGCGCCGCGATCGCCTTTTCGCGGCGCTGCAGCAGGCAAGAATTGCCCTCTCACAGCAGCCTGACTGCGTGCGCGTTGACGTCTGGCGCACGGTCGACGCTCTCGAACAGCGTCGGGGCAGCCCGCAGGCCAATGCCTTTTTGATCCGCTTCTGCAACAGGATACTGCCCCGCCTGCGGCAGGTTTCTGAACGCTATGCCTGCGCGGGCCTGCACGACGCGGTCTCCCGGGCCGTATTTGAAGGCCATTTCGACACCCGACTTCTGCAATACCTTGCCTCGCGGATGGTCGAGCTGGTTGCCCGCTATAACCGACTTCCCGATATGTCCCGCGCGGATATCGACCTGCTGGCCGCCGATATCGCCAGCTTTATTCGCGGCGAGCTGGCGAATATTAACGATGCTGACATGGGTGAATACCAGACGCTGTACGTCTGGTATCAGCGCGCCGGACTGATCGCACGGCAGTTTAACGTATCGCCCCCGCACTGGGAGCGGGTGTCGACGACGTTTTTCAACAAAGATGATGTTGCCGCGGCGGTGATCCGCCTGTTTTCCGAGGCGTGGTGGCGCGGGCGATTGCGTCGGATCGCGGCCGCCTGGCGCGAGCATGTGCAGATTGCCCTCGGCAACGTCAGCAAAAAGAGAACGGCGTATGCGAGCAAGCGCTGCGTGACGGAATGGCGCGAGCAGAAGCGCCGCACCCGCGAATTTCTCAAGGGCATGGAGCTGGAAGATGAAGAGGGCAATCGCATCAGCCTGATTGATAAATACGACAGCTCGGTAGCCAATCCGGCGATACGTCGCTGTGAACTGATGACCCGCATTCGCGGCTTCGAAAACATCTGCCAGGCGCTGGGCTATGTGGGCGAGTTCTATACGTTAACCGCGCCTGCGCGGTATCACGCGACCGTGAGCGCAGGCTACCCCAACGCGAAGTGGGACGGGGCGAGCCCGGCGGATACGCAGCGCTACTTCACGCGGCTGTGGGCGCGCATTCGCGCAAAGCTGCACCGGGAGGGGCGGCGCATTTTTGGTATCCGCGTTGCGGAACCCCATCACGACGGTACGCCCCACTGGCACATGCTGATGTTTATGCTGCCGGAAGATGTCGAATGTGTACGCCAGATTATAGGGGACTACGCGCGGGAGGAGGATGCCGCTGAGCTGCAGAGCGAAAGCGCCGCACGGGTGCGCTTTCACGCGGACGCCATCGATCCGCAAAAAGGCAGTGCCACCGGCTATATCGCCAAATACATCTCAAAGAACATCGACGGCTATGCGCTGGATGGCGAAACCGATAATGAAAGCGGCGGGCTGCTAAAGGAGACGGCGTGCGCCGTGTCGGCCTGGGCAGGGCGCTGGCACATTCGCCAGTTTCAGTTCATCGGCGGCGCGCCGGTAACAGTCTACCGCGAGCTGCGTCGACTGACGGACACCGAGGCCGCGCGCGGTCTGAGCGTGGAGTTTGCAGCCGTCCATGACGCGGCGGACGCCGGGGACTGGGCGGGTTACGTCACCGCACAGGGCGGGCCGTTTGTGCGTCGCGATGATTTGCAGGTGCGCACGCTGTATGAACCGCGCGCCGAATTTAACCAGTACGGCGAGGAGACCGTTCGCATCCGCGGCGTGTACGATTCCGCCGTCGGTGCGGGCAGCCCGGTGTTGACCCGGCTCACGCAGTGGAAAATTGTGCCGAAGCGGGCCGTGGACCTTCAGGTTGCGCCTGCACCTCCTCGGAGTTCTGTCATTAACTGTACGGTGAGCGATCCCTCTCAACCCCTTAACCGGCGTGCGCGACGGGCATTAACCGAGCGCATCAAACGCATCCGGCCCGGCGCATCGGCACCCTTTGTCTATGAGCGGGATCCGCAGAACGGGGTTCCGGAGAGGGTGATTGACGAGATCCGGCTCGCCACCGGAATCGCCATCAGCCGGGGAGAGGCCCTGCATCTTATGGCGGGCGGCGTCAGCCGCTTTAACGACAAATGGTGCAGAGGCGCCGCTGACGGTTCGCTCTTTCCGGCAGCGCGTTCTTATCAGGAAAAGGCGCGGAAAATCCTTGAACGTATTGGGCATTTAACGGGCCTGCTCACCCAACGGGAACGCTAATCTCCATCGATATCATGTACATACCGCAAGGCATTCTGATTTTTCGCTTCACTCTTTTTATGAATACGTGCTACTGTATGTTTATACAGTATCTCGTGGTGGAGGTTGTGTGGACAGAGAGTTGAATGAGCAAGTCATGATTGAACGAGTCGAGATGATTGCGCGACTGACGACAGAAGGAACCTGTCAGGAGAGAGATCGTGAGATTGCCCTGAATTTAATTGCTGAGATTGCGAGAGGGAATTTAATCAAAAACAATGCGTTTACCGTTGTTTTCTCGGCATCGCCTGTTCCAGAACGAATCAAAAAAGAAAGCAATGTGCGGGTGAATATCACGCTGGATAAAGATCAGCACGTTGGCCCGTCCATCGTGGCAGCATTCCAGTGCGAACTCACCCGCAGGATTAGGCCCATGTTCCCGTCAACGCGGGTGACGGTGAAAGAAGGCTCCATGACCGGCGTTGAGCTGCTGGGCGTTGACGGCGAGGCCGAACGCGAAGCGCTGGACACCATTCTCCGCGAAGTCTGGGAAGACGAGAGCTGGCGCTAGCCTCAGCCTCTTTTACCGGCACGACGCGCTTCATTCAGATTTTGCGCTCGCCAGGCGGCCGCTCGCGGCTCGCGGACGGCCTGTTGTGTCCGCGATTGTCCATCCGCCAGCGCTAGCGGAAAGGGCGCTGGCTCTGGAAACTCTACCGTACCTGGTAATCCGGATGTTGGAGCGTCTGATGAAGATCTATGCAATGCAGGGCGATACGCTTGATGCCATCTGTGCCCGTTATTACGGGCGCACGGCAGGCGTCGTCGAAACCGTTCTGAAAGCCAATCCTGGCCTCGCTGAGTACGGCGTTGTTCTGCCTCATGGCTGCGAAATAGACATGCCTGAGGTGGATAGCGCACCCAGAAAAGAAACCGTGAACCTATGGGACTGAGTCTGGAGAAAATCACCACGTTTATTGCCTACTGGCTGGCCGTGGCGTTGGCCTGGTTTGGGGCGATGTCTCCTGAGAAAGTCGCGCTCTACGTGGGAAGTCTCTGCGCCATTTTTACCGCGCTGACGAATTACTGGTTTAAGCGAAAAACCTGGCGCTATCTCAAATCGTTAGGCCTCGATAAGAAGAGCATTCGTGAACTCAATCATTAAGCGTTGCAGCATCACCAGCGTGCTTGCGCTGGCGGTGCTCATGCCGGACTTTCGGTTACTGAAAACCTCGCCCGAAGGGCTGGCGCTGATCGCCGATCTCGAAGGGTGTCGTCTGTCGCCCTACCGGTGTAGTGCGGGCGTATGGACGTCAGGCATTGGCCACACGGCCGGTGTCGTGCCGACGAGAGACATTACCGAACGTGACGCGGCGGCGAACCTGATTGCCGACGTCATGAAGGTTGAGAAACGGCTTGCCGCCTGCGCACCGGTGGAGATGCCGCCCCGTGTCTATGATGCGCTGGTCAGTTTTGCCTTTAACGTGGGAACCGGAGCCGCCTGCCGTTCGACGCTGGTGTCGTTGATAAATCGCAAGGAGTGGCCGCAGGCGTGCGGTGAGCTGACCCGCTGGGTGTACGTCAACGGGAACAAAAACGCTGGGCTTGAAAACCGTCGCGCCCGTGAAAAGGCCTGGTGTCTGAAGGAGGGCCGATGAGAACGCTTCTTCTGATGCTGGCCGCGCTGGTGGCCATGACCCTGTGGTATCGACATGACAATCAGAACCTGTCCCGCTCCCTGACCAAAACCAACCAGATCGTCCGCGAACAAAAAAGCGCGATCAACACGCTGAACCAACAGCTTAACGTCTCGCAGCGGCTGGCCAGAGAAAATGAAAACGCGCAGGTCAGGCTCCGCGATGAGCTTGCCGCTGCCGGAGAAACGTTGGCCAGACGCGAAGTGGCCATTGGGAAGTTGATAAATGAAAATGAAGAGTTACGCCGCTGGTATACCGCTCAGCTGCCTGATGCTGTCCGCAGGCTGCACGTCCGCGCCGCCTGCGCCTCCGCCGCACATTGTTTACCACGCTTGCCCGAAGGTGAGCCTCTGCCCGATGCCAGCAAGCGAGCCCGCCACTAACGGCGATCTGAGTGCCGATATTCGCAGGCTTGAGCATGCCCTTACTGCCTGCGCGTTGCAGGTTGAAACCATTAAAGACTGTCAGGATACACGCGATGCACAAAATCAAAAGCCTGCGTCAGGCCTTAATTGACGCTGTTCCACAACTGCGCGCAAACCCGGAGCGCCTGGCGATGTCCGTCGGGAGCGGGAATATCGATGCACGCCTGGCGTCCTCGCTCTCGTTTGAAAAGAAATATGAGCTGAAGGCGAAAGTCAGCGGTTTTTCCGGCGACAGCGAGGGCATTTTTGTTCCGGTGCTGGCCTGGCTTCGGGAAAACCAGCCGGACATGTTTACCCTCGAACAGGGGCAAAAAAATGGCTTTCTCTTTCAGGTCGCCTTAAATGACGATGAAACGGCAGAGATCGGCTTTAGCCTGCAGCTGACCGAGCGCATTCTGGTTGCCCAGGAGGAGGGGACCTTGCTCGCCACCTATTCCCCGGAGCCGCCGCTGCCGGAACCCGTCACGCGCCCGATTGAGCTGTACATCAACGGTGAGCTGGTGAGCCGCTGGGAGGTGTGACTGCGCTGATGGCCAGCCCGCAGCCCTGTTGGCTGGCCAGTCGGCAATACTGCTTGTTGTTTCATCCCGCATCAAACCCCGTCTCGTTGCTGCCGATCGCCCTGCACGGCATTCTCTTCTTATGAATACATTAACCTCCATACACGGCATCGCTCGCGCGATCCGCAATCTTATTCGTGTCGGTGTTGTGACCGATGTTGACCTCAAAAGAGGGCTCTGTCGCGTCCAGTCCGGTGGGATGAACACCACCTGGCTGAACTGGATGACCTGCCGCGCTGGCCGTTCGCGCGTGTGGTGGGCACCGTCCGAGGGCGAACAGGTACTGCTGCTGGCCATCGGCGGAGAGCTGGATACCGCCTTTGTGTTGCCGGGCATTTTCTCTGACGAGCATCCGGCACCGTCGACGTCACCCGATGCGCTTCACGTTAGCTTTCCCGACGGGGCGGTTATCGAGTACGAGCCCGGGAGCGGGGCGCTGACGGCAACCGGCATCAAAACGGCAGCCATCACCGCATCGGAATCACTGAGCGCGACCGTACCGGTGGTGCTCGTGAAATCCGCGACCCGCATCACGCTTGATACACCCGAAGTGGTGTGTACCAACAAGTTAATTACCGCCTCGCTTGAGGTGCAAAAGGGCGGGGTGATGGCCGGAAATATCCAACACTCTGGCGGTCAATTCACCTCCAATGGGGTACAGGTGGACAACCATGCCCACGGCAGTGTGCAAAGCGGCGGAAGCTGGACTAAGGGGACACAATGACGGTGCGCTACACGGGAATGAACAGTCAAACCGGGCTCAGCATTTCAGAAGCTGAACATATCAGGCAAAGCGTGCGCGACATTCTGGTTACGCCCGTTGGCTCGCGGGTCATGCGTCGTGAGTACGGCTCCTTGCTGGCGGCGATGATCGACCGGCCCCAGAGTCCGGCGCTGCGCCTGCAAATTATGGCCGCCTGTTACTCCGCGATCCAGAAGTGGGAACCGCGGATGACCCTGACGGCAATCGCGTTCGAACGCTCGGAGAATGACGGGACGTTGTATGTCGATATCACCGGCACGCGACCAACGTCCGATCGCTCCTTTTCTATCACCATTTCACTGAGTTAAACCCTATGGCTATTGTTGATCTGAGCCAGCTCGCCGCGCCTGATGTCGTGGAGGAGGTGGATTATGAGACGCTGCTGGCAGAACGTAAGGCCACCTTTGTCTCGCTCTATCCTGAGGCGGAGCAAGAGGCGATCGCACGCACGCTGACGCTGGAGTCAGAGCCGATTGTGAAGCTCCTGCAGGAAAACGCGTATCGGGAAGTTATCTGGCGTCAGCGCGTAAATGAGGCCGCGAGAGCGGTCATGCTGGCCTACGCCGCGGGCAGCGATCTCGACCAGATTGGGGCAAACGCTAATCTTCAGCGTCTGGTGATTACGCCCGCCGACGACACCACGTTCCCGCCCACGCCAGCGGTCATGGAATCCGATACCGACTTTCGTCTGCGGATCCAGCAGGCGCCGGAAGGGCTAAGCGTGGCCGGTTCGACGGGCGCTTATCAGTTCCATGGCCGCAGCGCGGATGGACGGGTGGCGGACATTTCCGTGATTAGCCCCCAGCCTGCGAACGTTACGGTTTCCGTGCTCTCCCGGGAGAATAACGGCGTGGCGTCCGAAGCGCTGCTCACCGCCGTTCGCAATGCACTGAACGATGAGAATGTCAGGCCCGTCGCCGACCGCGTGACCGTCCAGTCAGCCAACATTGTCGACTACAGCATTGTGGCCTCGCTGTTCTTATTCCCTGGTCCTGAAAGTGAACCCGTGCTCAACGCGGCCAGAGCCCGGCTGCAGGCCTATATCACGGCGCAGCACCGGCTGGGGCGCGATATCCGCAAGTCTGCTATTTACGCCGCACTTCATGTGGAAGGAGTGCAGCGCGTGGAGCTGACGGCGCCGGCAGCCGATATCGTGCTCGATGAGACGCAGGCCTCATGGTGCAGCCAGTACAGCGTAACCGTAGGGGGTAACGATGAGTGATACCCGTCTTCTGCCTGTTGGTTCGTCGCCTCTTGAGGTAGCGGCCGCGCGCGCCTGCGCGGAGATCGAAAAAACGCCGGTGCCGCTGCGCCATCTCTGGAGCGCAGATACCTGCCCGGCAAACTTGCTGCCGTGGCTGGCCTGGGCGTTCTCGGTCGACCGCTGGGATGAGAACTGGCCGGAGGCCACCAAGCGTGACGTGATCCGCGCGGCGTGGTTTATCCATGCCCACAAGGGAACGATAGGCGCCGTGCGTCGCGTAGTGGAGCCGCTGGGTTATCTGATTAACGTCACCGAGTGGTGGCAAACCAACGATCCGCCCGGCACCTTCCGCCTTGATATCGGCGTGTTAGACACGGGTATCACCGAGGAAATGTATTACGAGATGGAGAGGCTTATTGCTGATGCAAAGCCTGCCAGCCGTCACCTTATCGGCCTGAATATCATCCAGGACATCCCGGGTTATCTCTATACCGGCGCCCTGAGCTATGACGGCGACATCATCACGGTTTACCCCGGATAAGCGAGAGCACAATGACAGTGAAATATAAAACGGTTATCACCAAAGCCGGTGCGGAAAAACTGGCTGCAGCAACCGTCCCGAACGGGAAGAAAGTGAACTTTACAGCGATGGCGGTCGGCGACGGTGGCGGAGCGTTGCCGGTGCCTGATGCCAGCCAGACAAAGCTGGTGAAGGAAGTCTGGCGCCACGCGCTGAATAAAATCAGCCAGGACAAGAAGAACAAAAACTACGTTGTGGCAGAGCTGCTGATCCCGCCTGAGGTTGGCGGTTTCTGGATGCGCGAGATGGGGCTGTATGACGATGCCGGAACGCTGATTGCCGTCGGGAACATGGCTGAAAGCTATAAACCCACGCTGGTGGAGGGCTCGGGGCGCGCGCAGACGTTGCGCATGGTCATCATGGTCAGCGATATCGCGTCCGTCGAGCTGACGATAGACACCTCAACGGTAATGGCGACGCAGGATTACGTTGACGGGAAGCTCGCGGAGCACGAGCAGTCGCGCCGCCATCCGGACGCGACCCTTGCTGCGAAGGGCTTTACACAGCTCAGCAGCGCCATTGACAGCGCCTCCGAAGTGCTCGCTGCAACGCCGAAAGCGGTGAAGGCGGCGTACGACCTGGCGAAAGGGAAATACGCGGCTCAGGACGCCACCACGGCGCAAAAGGGGATTGTCCAGCTTAGCAGCGCGACTGACAGTGTGTCTGAGGTACTGGCGGCGACGCCAAAGGCGGTAAAAGTCGCTAACGACAGCGCCGCTGCGGCCAATAAAAATGCCAGTGAGCGAGTCAGCAAATTCGGCGACAGTATGACCGGAACGTTGAATCAGGACGCCATAACACAGTCAACCTATAACTTAACGGCACTTTCTAACGCGACGACAGGCAATAAAAATTATCTGCGTAAAATGCGCGGCGGAGCGACGGACACTATCTGGCATGAAACCGTTCAGGGGGGCGAATACCGTCTGGCGACAGGCAGTACCGATTCGCAGGAGGAGCTGGCGATTAGCACTAATACCGGCCTGAGAGTGAGAGGTAATTTAACCTCACAACTCGGTGGATTTTATTCAGGGAATACGAAAAAACTCTCTTTTTATTCATCTAATACCTCTGACAAGAATGCAGCCTTGCGACTCTGGGGTAATGTAGACCGGCCATCTGTAGTCGAACTGGGGGACGACACCGGCTACCATTTATACTCACAGCGAAATAAAGACGGCTCGCTGTTGTTTCAGACAAACGGTGCGGGGCAATTCAGCGGTTATTTACGTTCAAGTGGGGAAGTGCAATCTCTTTCAGCCAATAGCTATCGGATTGCATATGGGGACTACGGCTGCTTCTGGCGTAATGATGGTTATAATCTTTATCTGATGCTGACCAATAAGGGCGATGCCTACGGAAATTACAATGCGCTGCGTCCTTTACGTGTGAGTCTTGAAACCGGGGCGTTGCAATCCGAAACACCTTTTACTGTAGGCAATACCATCTACGCCTCGAAGGAAATTACAGCGGGTTATAGCAATTCATTTGCATGGGCCGAGCAGTACAAAACAAAGGCACCATTTTATAATACCTATTCAACAACTGGAGCGAGTGAATACCACCCGGCGTTCAAACAGCAGGCAAGTATTACCGGGATCAACTCATGGGCTTTTTCCATGGGGTCTCTTGTTGCCGATACCGCTCTTTCATGGCATCTGCACATGAAAGGCAGCGGCGGTCAGGATGTTAACTATAAATGGGATACCAGCGGTAATTTTTCTGCGCCAGGACAAATTATACCGGGCAGTTTTGCTAATTTTGATGGGCGTTTTTATACCAAAACGCTGGCTGATACGCGCTTCCTGCTACGCGACAGTGCCTCTTATGCTGGCTTTGCGAACGGTGATGCGTCAAGGCCGTATATGAGGCATGAAGCCAGTAACGCTGTTGTTACATTGTTAAAGGTGGGAGATTCGTATACCAAAGCTGAAAGTGATGGGCGTTATTACACAAAAGCACAATCTGATGCAGGTTATATGCCTAAAACTAGCGCATATACCAAGGCTGAAAGCGAAGCTCGCTATCAAGGCAAAGGCAGCTATATAACAGGCATTCGTTTTGGTGCATCCGCTGAATATCAAGAGCGTGGGAACACTGAGCGCCTGACCGGTGGGGTGATGACATCTTTTGCTGACCGGGGAAGTTCTAATTACTGGATTCGTCTTCGTCCGTTGCAATATCAGATCAATGGCGGCTCATGGGTTACTGCGGCCTACGCATAAGGATAACTAATTCGATGTTAATGAAAAATTTCACTGCCTCAACAAAAAAAATGGATGGCTTTACAGTCATGGTATTCACTGATGAGGATGGAAATGACTGGTATGCATCACAGACCAAATTTTCGGCCTCCTCTTTAAAATTTATGTTTGATGGAAAAGGCAATATTGTTGCCGCTTCATGGGATGCCTCCATGCTGGCACCTGAAAATCTGTCCGTTTCGGAAATTGAAAAAAATAGTGTGCCGGAGAATTTTTTCGAGCCGGAAATACGCTGGGTATTTGATGGTGAAAAAATCATCCCGTTTGTTTATTCGCATGAAGAACTGCTTCAACTAGCAAAAGACGAGCTCGAACGCTTACTTAGCGAGGCAAGAGAAAAAATAGTTGTACCTCAGACCAGGTTAATGGCAGGCAGAACGCTGACGGAGGGACAGTTAAACCTGTTAAACGCCTGGCTTGATTATATTGATGCTCTGGAGGCCTGTGATATCACCGTAATACCCGTTAGTTTCCCGGATCCCCCGCAGTAATTTAATTTGAAAAGACGAAATAACTCCAGCCCTCTGTTAAGAGGGCTTTTTGTTTGTTGTGTGAATGACAGATGGAACATGATGAAGTGCATGGAATGAGAGGGTGGCAGAAAATAGTTTTACACCTTAACCACGGAGTTAAACAGATGGGCGACTATCACCACGGCGTGGAAGTCATCGAAATCAACGATGGCACGCGCACCATTTCCACCGTCTCGACGGCAATCATCGGTATGGTCTGTACGGCCAGCGATGCTGACGAACAGACATTCCCGCTTAACGAGCCGGTGCTCATTACCAATGTGCAATCCGCCATTGCGAAAGCCGGTAAACAGGGGACGCTGTCCGCTTCCCTTCAGGCTATCGCCGACCAGTGCAAGCCGGTCGTTGTGGTTGTCCGCGTGGCCGAAGGTATCGACGATCCGGAAGATCCTGAAGCGGCACAGAAAGAGACTATCTCTAACATCATCGGTACCACCGACGAAAACGGTAAATACACGGGCCTGAAGGCGCTTCTGACCGCAAAAACCGTCACCGGCGTTAAGCCGCGTATTCTCGGCGTTCCGGGGCTGGATTCGCTGGAAGTGGCCACCGCGCTGGCCGCGACGTGCCAGAGCCTGCGTGCGTTTGGCTATGTTAGCGCATGGGGCTGTAAAACCATTCCTGAGGCGATCGCCTACCGCAAAAACTTTAGCCAGCGTGAGCTGATGGTCATCCATCCGGACTTCCTGGCGTGGGATACCGCGACGAACGCCACTAAAATGGCCTGGGCAACCGCGCGCGCGCTTGGCCTGCGCGCCAAAATCGACCAGACCACCGGCTGGCATAAAACCCTGTCAAACGTGGGCGTCAACGGCGTCACCGGCGTGAGCGCTTCCGTATCCTGGGATCTGCAGGAACAGGCCACCGATGCCAACCTGCTTAACCAGGCTGGCGTGACGACGCTGATTCGCAATGACGGTTTCAAATTCTGGGGCAACCGCACCTGCTCTGACGACCCGTTATTCCTGTTTGAAAACTACACCCGTACCGCGCAGGTACTGGCCGACACCATGGCGGAAGCGCACGCATGGGCAATGGATAAGCCCATTACTCCAACGCTGATTCGCGACATCATTTCCGGCATTAACGCCAAATTCCGCGAGCTGAAAACCAACGGCTACATCGTTGACGGCTCCTGCTGGTATGACCCGGAATCCAATGACGTGTCGACCCTGAAAGCGGGGAAACTGTATATCGATTACGACTACACCCCTGTTCCGCCGCTGGAGAATCTGACCCTGCGCCAGCGCATCACCGATACCTATCTGGCCGATCTGTCAGATTCGGTTAACAGCTAAGGAGCTGAAGTATGGCGTTACCACGCAAACTTAAATATCTGAATATGTTCAACGATGGCCTGAGCTACATGGGCGTGGTTGAGTCCGTCACCTTACCGAAGCTGACCCGCAAGCTGGAGAAGTATCGCGGCGGCGGTATGCCGGGCTCGGTCTCCGTCGACCTCGGCCTGGACGATGATGCCCTGGCGCTGGAGTGGACCATCGGCGGTCTCCCTGACGTCGCGCTGTGGGCGCAGTATGCCTCTCCGGGCGCGGACAGCGTGCCGCTGCGTTTTACCGGCTCTTTCCAGCGTGACGACACCGGTGAAATCTCAGCGGTCGAGATTGTGATGCGCGGCCGTCACAAAGAGTTTGACGGTGGTGAGAACAAGCAGGGTGAAAGCGGCACCACCAAGATGTCGACCGAGTGTGCTTATTACCAGCTCACCATTGATGGCAAAGAGGTCATCGAGATTGACATCATCAACATGGTGCTGAAAGTCGACGGCGTCGATCGTCTGGCGGAACATCGTAAGGCCATCGGCCTGTAACTTCTTAACCGGCCAGAATTGCTGGCCGGTTACTCCCCTTTTTTTTGAGAGTAACGAGATGGAAAATATCAACGAAAGCGAAAATCCTCACACCGTCATGCTTGATAGCCCCGTTCAGCGCGGTGAACAAAAAATCGAAAAAGTGACCGTCGTCAAACCCAATGCCGGCACCCTGCGTGGCGTCTCGCTGGCGTCGCTGGCGCAATCCGATGTGGATGCCCTGATTAAGGTACTGCCACGGATGACCTCTCCCGCATTAACCGAGCATGAGATTGCGCGTCTGGATGCCTCCGACCTGCTCTCTTTTGCCGGTAAGGTGGTCGGTTTTTTGTCACCGACTTCGGCTCGCTGAAATTTCCTGAAAACCTGTCGGTCGACGACCTGATGGCGGATATCGCGGTGATCTTTCACTGGCCGCTGTCAGAACTGTACTCCCTGAGCGTGACCGAACTCCTTATATGGCGCGAAAAGGCGCTGCAGCGAAGCGGAAACCACCATGAGCAATAATGTCAGACTTCAGGAGCTGCTGAGTGCCGTTGACCGGGCCACCCGACCGCTCAAGGCTATCCAACATGCCGGCCTCTCTCTCGAGGGCGAGATCCGTGATTCGCAGGCGGCGCTGCGCGCGCTTGATGAGCAGGCGGGGCGTATTGACGGCTTCAGGAAAGCAAACGCCCGGCTCGCCGTGACGGAACAGTCGCTTGACCAGGCCAGACAGCAGGCCGCGGCGCTGGCGGTGCAATTTAAGAACACGCAAAACCCCCCCCAGGCGCAGGCAGATGCGCTGTCCGCTGCCCGAAAATCAGCAGCCGACCTTAAGCTCGAGTACAACAGCCTGCGCTACGCGGTACAGCGCCAGCGCACCGAACTCGCCCGGGCGGGAATAAACACGCGCACGCTCTCGTCGGATGAGCGTCGTTTACGCACCCACATCAGCGAAAAAACGCAGCAGCTTAACCGACAGCGGGATGCGCTGGCCCGCGTTAATCAGCAGCAGGAGCGGCTGAATACCGTTCAGACTCGCTACGAGTCAGGTAAACGCGTGGCCTCACGGGTGCATCAGCTGGCAAATGCGGGCGTGGGCATGGCAAAGGCAGGTTTTGACCAGACCTCGCGGTTTATGGCCCCAGGCATCAGTTTTGAGAAGCAGATGTCATCCATTCAGGCGAACCTTGGTCTGGAGAAGAGCGACGCCCGGCTTGAGGCTATCCGCCAGCAGGCGCGGGAGGTCAGCGCCAGCACCGGCGTCCCTGTCGATACGATCGCGCTGGCGCAGCGCGAGCTGGCCCAATCCGGTTTTGACGCTGATGGGTTGCTTGCGGCCACCGCGCCAGCGGTCAACCTCAGCCTGGCGGGGAATGTCGACGCGGCAAGAGCGGCCGATATGATCGCCAGTACGCAGGCCGCGTATGGCCTGGCCGATCAGGATGCTGGGCGCATCGCAGACGTTCTGACGCGCGGTTTTACCTCTTCGAAGACCAGCCTCGCTGAGATGCAGGTCGCCGTCACCTCCGCTGCGCCCGCTGCGGATGCTTCCGGTATGGGGCTTGAAGAGACCACCGCGCTGCTCGGTGTCCTGGCGGAAAAAGGGATGAAAGGTGCCGCCGCCGGGGACGCACTCAGCGCGATGCTGCGCCATGTTCAGACTCCGGATGCGATAAAAGCCGCAGGGGTGCTGGCTTCCGCGGCGGGTGATGGATCGCTTAATGAAAAACGTCAGCAGTTGCAGGGGGCGAAGGGCAGTGCCGCGCTCGCGGCTTCCGTGCAGACCGATAATCTTGACGGCGATATCAACCGGTTCCAGGCTGCGTGGAGCGGGTTAAAGATAGATGTATTTGATAACGCGGACGGTGCCCTGCGCACCCTGATCGCCACCGCGACCGGGTGGCTCGGTACGCTCTCTCTCTGGGCGAACGCTAACCCTGAGCTGACGCAAGGTCTGGTCGGCGTCGTTATCGGCGCGCAGGCGTTTGCAGGCGTACTGGGCGGGTTAGGCATGGTCGTCGCGCCGGTTTTGTCTGGCCTGAATATGATCATCACTGCGGCAGGAATGTTGGGTATGGGATTCAGCGTGGTGGGGGGCACCATCATGACGGTGCTGGGAGCCCTTAGCTGGCCGGTTATTGCCCTTGGCGCGGCGATTGCCGCCGGTGCCTTGCTGATCTTTAAATACTGGGAGCCCATCAGCGCCTTCTTTGGCGGCGTGATTGAGGGGCTTTCTGCGGCCTTCGCGCCGCTGGGCGAGCTGTTCTCCCCGCTGTTAAAGGCGTTTGATTTCATCGCAGAAAAACTGAGCGGGATCTGGCAATGGTTCACCGAGCTGATTGCGCCGATCAAGGCGACGCAGGAAACGCTCGACAGCTGCAAAAATGTTGGCGTGGCGTTCGGTCAGGCGCTGGGAAATGCGCTAATGGCTCCGCTTGATCTCTTTAACAGCCTGAGCGGCAAGGCCAGCTGGCTGCTGGAGAAACTCGGCGTCATAAAAAAAGAGTCGGGCAATATCGACCCGGTCGTGCCGAAAGAGGGTACCTCCTCTGCTGACGCTGGCAGTGCATGGGACCCGGCGTCACCGGTTTACGGCGGCTTCATGGGATACCAGCCAACGGCTGCCGCGGGAGGGCGTTCATACGTCGATCAGAGCAAAAGCGAATACAACATTACGCTGCAGGGAAGCGTGGCCTCCGGAACGGATCTGACTCGTCAAATCCAGGAGGCAATAGAGAACAGTGAACGTGAGAAAGCGAGACAGCAGCAAGCCAGCTTTATGTACGGTTGAGGAGAGAGAAAATGTTAATGGTGCTGGGTCTGTTTGTCTTTGAACGACGAACCTTACCGTATCAGACAATGCAGTTTACAAAGGGCTATCGTTGGGCATCCAACGATCGCATCGGGAAGCCTAAAGCCTGGCAGTATCTTGGCGAAGGTGAGACCTCCTTCAGCTTGTCCGGATTACTTTACCCGGAGCTCACGGGAGGGCGGCTTTCTCTTAAGGCGCTTGAGCTGATGGCAAATGAAGGGCGGGCATGGCCGCTGATAGACGGCACCGGTATCATTCACGGCATGTTTATCATTGAGAAAGTCACGCATACGCATTCGGATTTTTACAGTGATGGCACTGCGCGAAAAATTAATTTTACGCTGGAGCTGAAACGCGTGGACGAATCGCTAATGGCGATGTTTGGCGACCTGAGAACGCAGGCTGAAGAGCTGGTGACGAGCGCACGCAGTAGCATTGGAGGGCTGGTGGGATGATCACCGAAATGAATATCCGGGCGGGTGGGAAAATCGCCCCTGATTTTATGCTCAAGCTTGACGATCGTGATATCACGCAAAACGTCAGTCCTCGTCTTATCAGCTTATCCATGACCGACAAACGCGGGCTGGAAGCCGATCAGCTGGATATTCAACTGGATGATTCCGACGGACTGCTAGATTTGCCTGCTCGGGGCGCAACGCTCACTTTATGGCTGGGATGGAAGGGAACCCCCCTTCAAAAGAAAGGGAACTTCACGGTCGATACGATTGAATTTCAGGGCGCACCGGACAAGCTGACCATACGGGGATGCAGCGCGGATTTTCGCGGGAAGCTAAACGTGCGGCGCGAGCAGTCGTGGCATGACACGACGATCGGCGCGATCGTTAATACTATCGCACAGCGTAACCAGTTGACCGCTAGCGTCGCGGCGGGACTTTCGTCTATCACCATTTCGCATATCGATCAGTCTCAGGAGACAGACGCGGCGTTTCTCACCCGCCTGGCCGAACGCAACGGTGCATTTGTTTCAATTAAGTCTGGGAAAGTTATTTTTATGAAAGCGGGCCAGGCCGTGACGGCCAGCGGCAAAACGATTCCCTTGATGGTGATTGAACGTGGGGATGGCGACCGGCATCTTTTTTCCGTCGCCGATCGTGAAAACTATTCTGGCGTGACGGCCAAATGGCTGCAAACGCGCGATCCTAAAAAACAAAATCCTCAATTGAGTATTAATCGATTGCCTGAGGGGCAGGTGCCAGAGGCATTAATGCACCCGGATGCCGCCGCGCCGACAGCAGGAGCAGGAAAAGCGCAGCCGCCGCAGGAGATGCTGGTGGGATCGGCGGAGAACGTGTTTGAGCTCACTACGGTCTATGCCTCTGAAGAGCAGGCTCTCAGGGCGGCAGAGGCAAAGTGGCGTGCGCTCCAGCGGGGGACCGTGAAATTTTCCATCCAGCTGGCGCTGGGGCGAGCCGATCTATTTCCCGAAACGCCGGTGCTTGTAAACGGTTTTAAACGCGTCATTGACGAGCAGGCGTGGATCATCAGCGAGGTGGTTCATACCCTCAGAGAAAGCGGATTTACCACCAGGCTTAACCTCGAGTTGAACGCCACCGACGAAAAATTTTCTGTCGACAGTGAGTAATTTATTTGCCTTTACGTTGTTTTTGAGTATTATTAATTCACAAAATGTGAATTAAACGGAGGGGTACATGTTTCATTGTCCTAAGTGCAAGCATTCCGCGCATGCGCGTACCAGTCGCTATTTAAGTGAAAATACCAAAGAGCGCTATCACCAGTGCACCAATGTTGACTGCAGCTGTACGTTCGTGACGATGGAGTCCGTGGAGCGTCTGATCGCAACCCCTGGAGACGCTGGGAATGCGCGAACGGCTTCGCTTTCCCACGCTTAGCGGCTTCGCTTCCGACCGTTGAAAAAAACCAATAAAAAAGCCACTCGCTAGAGTGGCTTTTTTATATGATTCTAAAGCTAAAATTTGGTGGCCCCTGCTGGACTTGAACCAGCGACCAAGCGATTATGAGTCGCCTGCTCTAACCACTGAGCTAAGGGGCCGTGGCGGTGAATTATAAAGTAACTCCCCGCAGCA